AAATAAACAAGGATGATATCAAGCACTTGTTGCTTAGATATGAAATAATTTTAGTTGGGGGCTTGCTCCTGACTATACTTCCCTTGCTAAAGTTAGCAGGGGTATTGACATTAGATTCCGATTGGTTCTGGATTTTGGCAGGTGTTGTCATAAGTGCAGAAGCCGTATTGGAAATCTTACAAACAAAAAGAAAAGGTGAATAAAAATGGAAGAAAAAATGATGAATGAGATAAATATGGCCGCAAAGAAGTTGGGTATGTCTGAAGAGGATGCCCTAGCCAAGTTCAACTCAATATGTGAGTCGAACACACTTGACCCAAACAAGGATGAAGAATCCTTGCAGTTGGCGAGAAGCCTGTGGAGGCTTTTCTTCGTCAACAACAGGTCAATGCAGAGCAGGGTAACTTCGACAGAAGGGAGTGAAGACAATGACAGTCCCTTCGGTAAGAAGGCATTCGGCTTCTTCGCTGGTTTGGAAGATGCGAGAGACATGATGGCTATCCAGCGAGAGCGGGTAGTTGGTGAGTACACCAGAGATGCAGACACTACCTACAGTCTAGGTAAGGTCGCTATCTTCACTGAGAGCGATGATGGCTACAGTGGTAAGATGATGTTGGATGGAGAGGAACTCTTGAAGACCGTCAAGACACTGCCAACCAACAACGTGCAGGTAGATGCAGGACAGTACATCGTCCCACTGGATACCAACAACGCTGATTGGAACAAGGCGAAGTACGGTAAGCCACTACCAGTATCGGAGTGGAGAAGGAACGGAGTCTTCATCGGTGAGATAAACGGTAAGATGGGCAAGTACTTCTTCGGTTTCAGGGGAGAGCAGAGTGTTGACTTCAACCCTAAGCCGTTTGAGTTTGTTCACTTTGAGTGCATGCTCAATACGAACGATGGTACGAAGATTCACGGTACTAAGAACAGCACTGTGAAGACTCTTGCTTACAACGTTGACCTAGAGAATGATGACCCAAGGAAGAGGGAGATGTCCACATCTGATATGCAAGATGCGCTGATGGAATTCTCCGGTGACAACTACAGTCCACTGGTGAACCTAGAGGCATATCACAACATGCTGGATGCCAAGGACAACTGGAACGATAGGTTTGTCTTCACAGATGGAACTGTCAATTCAATCAACATGACTGTCACTCCAAATGGAAACAGGGTAATTGTGATTGATGACCTGACTGCTGGATTCGACTACGAGTCTGAGGCTTACTCAGGAACGACATGCTGGGTTCCAGAGAGTCTGGATATCAACTTCGGCATTGGTTCCAATGTGGTAGTCGTTGGTAGGACTTCTCAGGGAACTGATGAGAATGGAAACCCAAGGCAAGTGTCAATCAACACTGTTGGTCTACTGGTTACCTCTGCTAGAGGAAGCAGTCCTGATGCTACGCTGGATACTGCCGAAGACGATGAGTGGATATTCTAGGTGAGTATGATGGCAATACTGAATGATTATGAAGTCTCATATCTAATCGCAGGTGGCAATAATCAACTGTTGCTTGTTGAAGCAGTAGAGTCGGAGTTTATCGGCGCACGGACGATGATTGAATTCTGCAAGCACTTGGGGGCTGTGTGGGATACTGAGGAGTACAGAGGTGTCGAAGAGTTCTGCAAATTCATGTTGGATGATAGGGAACTGGCTAAGACGTTCAAAGAGCAGTACACAGATACAGACCAGCATAATCGTGCTATAGGATTAATGTGGTTCGATGATGAGGGAGAGAAGAAAGCATTCATCGAATCAAGGGGCGAGGGTAACTGGTACGATGAATATAAGGAGGGAGTCTAATATGGGTAAGGGATATTACGATTCTTTCTCTGTGACTCCATTGAAAATCAATGGGGTGACTAGACAGGTTACCATACATGGTGGCTCTTTCTGTATCGATTCCGAGAACATTGACTTTATGACTTGGAAGAGAAACGTAGAGACAGGACTCTTTTGGGTCAAACTCCATACCAAATCAGGTAAGGAAGTAAGAGTCAAGAGTAGTAGTGAAGGACTAGATAGATTGCTAATGATAATAGGAAATGCAGGTGTAAAATACGAATATGGTGATTATAATGAGTTGGAGTACGACTGAGACTAAGGAAGAGAAAGTGAGTTTCGCTGATAGGAAGAAAGCAATACTATCATCGATAAAGAAAAAGCAGAATAATAACAAGGCATTCATGTGTCTTGGTATTTGGGGCGAGGCTAAATCAGCCAAGTCTGCAACTGCTATGGATTTGTTGACGGAGCAAGACATCAAGGATGGTAAGGTCGTTACTGTCTTTGACTTCGACAACAGGGCAATAGATGTGAAGCAGAACCACTACGGTAATGTGGAGAATATAATTGTCTTCAATCCCATAGTGAGAAAGCAGGGTAGCCTTGCTGACTTCGATGAGACTATGGATAACGCAAGAGCATTCTTGGAACTAACCAAGGAGTACTTGGATGAGGGTAAACTAAAGGCAGTTATTGTCGATGGTGCTGACAAGTTGCTAACTGATGTGTGTGAGACTAAGATGCGTGAGAAGCACAACCTAGATGCTGACACTGTGATTAAGCAACCGCCGTTTGCATGGGGTGATAGAAATACTCCATACAGAAACCTACTGCACAAGGAGATACTTGAACTGCCTTGTCATAGGATTGTGGTTGCACACTCCAAGGACAAGTACGCTGGTAACTCCAATCCTATCGGAGTGGTTGCCAATTGGCACGATAGCACAGAGGACATCTTCACTGCTACGATAAAGATGAAGCGTGAGATAAAACAAGGTGGTGCTGATTATACTGCTATTGTTGAGGCTAGTGCTAGGATGCCTGAACTGATTGGTTCTAGGAGAAAGGTGCTTTCCATCAACAAGGGCAAGATAGAGTGGTCTGGATTTGAGGAAGTAAAGAAGGGCGAGATATGATGAGGAATAACAATGGAAATAACAATGGAGAAAACGAAACTAGAGGAGATACTAGAGAAAGCAGAGATGAAGGGTAAGTACTACGACGGTAACAAGTCGAAGAACTCAGCCCTGTCTAACTATGCATATTGCCTAGTCGAAGAGAACGTACTCTTCGTCTACAATGCTGACTTGACAACTGCATGTGGATTCCGCTCAGAGGTGCAAACCAATGACGAGCAGATGACCACGTTCATCTTGGACATCGCTAAGACGAGAGCATACCTAAAGCCGTTCGGTGGAGAAGTCAGGCTATTGGTTGGTGACTTCCTGACTATCACAGATGGTGATGAGATAGCCAAGTTACCACTTGTGACAGAACACCCATCGCACGATATGATTCGTCTGATTAGTGGTAGGTTCCTGAAAGTGGTTGACCCTATCAAGGACTACAACGAAGAAGAGGATGCAGTTGCTCCTACGATATCGTTTGGTAAAACTGAGTATGACTGCCATGTTCAAATCTCAGAGAGAGTTCTGAGTGATGCAATGAAAGCATGCGATGTGGTTGACTTGGCTAGATACAAGATTGATGCCACTGAGGAGAAAGTGCTTATCTCTTCCGAGAGAAGCGTAACTGACTCCTTCGTTTACGAGATTGGTGATTGTGTGCTACCAGATAGCGAAGCCACTATGGAGTTCACAGGAGACATCTTGAAGTTCATCAACGGGAGCAAGCAGATACACATGTTCCTCAAAGACGAATCACCATTGGTTCTAGTGACTGATGATAGCATGCTAGTCAAAGCCCCATATCTAGCAAGGTGATATTATGATAATTAATGCAACAGAGAAAGGAATACTAAGTAGGTGGAGAAACAAGAACAACGAGGTCGAATCTCACTTTGAGTCTTACAACGTATACAAGCCCCGCTTCTACATCGAAGATGATGTGGCGGAAGTGGCTGATATGCTAGTCACTGACAACCTAGGTAAGTACAGAATCAAGTTGAACTACGAGGCTAATCACTTTAGCAACAGATACAACCTAGATGGCAAACCTCTGAAAGAGGTAACTTGGACTCCATCGAAGCCAAGTCTCAGTAAGGTTGTTCGCTCCTTCTTTGAGAATAGAGGAGACATCACCTATGAGGCAGATGTACCACTACATCACAGATGGTGCGTCGAGCGGTATTCCAATGCAGACTTCCCTGAGTATGAGATGCGTAAGTGGTATTGGGATATGGAGTGGATGACTGTTGGTGAGCATGAAGGTGCTATCACTTGTATAGTGAGATACGATAGTTATGATAAGGAATATCTAACATATGCTTGGTATCCTATTTTTGACCACACCATAAATGAAATGTCCAAGAAAAAGAACATGAAGATATTTACCTCAGAGAAGACAATGCTAGAACATTTCCTAAATGATATTATTGAGAGTGACCCTGATATGCTCATCTCTTGGTTCGGTTGGAAGTTCGATTTGCCGAAGTTGATTGAGCGCATGATTCACAATGAGATAGATGCTAGACTACTATCTCCCATCAATGAAGTAAGTGGTGTATACTGGAAGGATGACGCTGTTACCTATAGTAAGAGGAAGGTGAATTCCTACTCTGCGGTATATCAACCAATAGCAGGTAGGATTTGCGTACCATTGGACATGGCCTTTGAGAGACAGTGGATGGATTCTCAAAGAGGGACATTGCCATCTATGGCATTGGACTACATCTCAGAAGAGGTTCTCGGTGACAAGAAACTAGTCAGTGAGAAGTTCCCTGACAAGAATGACTTCTTCGCTAGAGCATGGTTGGAGGATGCAGAAACGTATCTGGACTACGCTCAGAAGGACGTTGAGTTGTTGGTTAGGATAGATGAGATGAACCACACAGTAGATGCAATCGTCGCATTGCAGAGATTGCTACGCGCACCATTCGATGCGTGTTTCCATGCTAGTAAGATGGGCAACATATACTTCATGCGTAATGCCTACTGGAAGCCTCCTACGGGGCAGAGAGGAGATAGGGTATCCTATGATGGGGCAATGGTCTATGACCCGCTCAGTGAAGGCACAAATGGTCTGCATTTGGGTGTAGCCGCATTTGACTTCGCGGGTCTGTATCCAAGTATGATTATCGCACGTAACATCTCTTGGGAATCACGTTCTGAGGAGCCGACCAAGTTAGGAGTCAATCTCCGTACACCGAAAGATTTCAGCAAGGTGTCCGTCGAGGATATGAGATACTTCAAGACCGATGAACTAGGTGTTCTTCCTAGAGCCTTGATTAACTTGAAAGGACTTAGGAACGACTACAAGAAGAGGATGAAGGAAGCCACTGATGAGAGTGAGTATACCAAATGGAACAACAATCAACTAGCAGTCAAGAGACTGATGGCTTCCTTCTATGGCATCATTGCCTTCCAAGGATTCGGATGGGCTGATGTTGACTTAGCCGCTTGTATCACTGCAAGTGCTAGAGAGGCCATAAGAGAAGCCGCGTCTGTTGTGAGGGAATTAGAATGAACGGAATTGTCACTGTTAAATGTGAGACTTGTAATGAGTTTATTCCTATAGGCATTAGATGGTGTCGCAGTTGCATAGAGAAACAAGTAAAGGAGGAAGAGTGATGAAATGTGTAGTATGTCACAGAAGAGAAAATGATATTGATGACGATGGTAACAGGTTGACGATAGCAACCATCACACCTGATGGCCCTGTATGTCCACATTGCATCAATCAGTTAGTTAGTGATGTAATGAGAATGAGAGAGCCGTGGACTAAGGAAGACTTGAAGAAATGGGGAATAAGAAGCCAATGGGCATTGTATGGGGATGATGAAGAATGAACAAGCATATACGGATGACAACCAAGATTGGCAATTATCTACCATATGATGTCTATAAATATGAAGAAGAGGAATATGAAAGAGTATTTGGAAAATCAAAAGAAGATATTGAAATGTCATATCAACATATATGTGGCGATGAAGATTTCGGAAAGGAGGTTCTGATGAGACATTATCTGATAATGGAACAATGGAGAAGACTGTGGGGTTTCATACATGAACACAAACCGAAGAGCGCATACAGATACAAGAATCGCAATATATGTAAAATAGATTGGGAAGAGTTTAGTCGATTTGTAGTTGATTACTTTGAACCTAGTAGACAAGCAGGTGAGGAAGAATGAAAAGAGCAAGAAGTGTAACACACGTAGAGTATGAGATATTACAATGGATAGGAAGAAAGGCTTGGCTAGACCAACTGATGGTTGAGATGATACCGGAAAGAGACAATGTTGCCGAGAAGAGATTCAGGAAGGGAGCAGAGAACATCTGCAAGTATCTTGAGAACATGATGGAAAGAAGACAACACAAGTTGCCTAAAGACCATGAAGATTACAAGGAGAGAGAAGAATGACAGATATAAAATATGGACATACAGATTCCTTGTACGTTGGGGTTGATTCTCCTGAACATGCTATGGAAATAGTGGATATTCTAAATGAGAAGGTGAGGGAACATTTCCCTAATGTATTCAATCTAGATAATCATCCTGTTACATTGGAGTTTGAGAAATTCTACAGGACTCTAGGTGTAGG